TAATTACGCCGGAACAGCCAGAGCGTAGGCGGAGCTAGAAGTAGCCACACCAGAGCTGGCAGACGTACGCATCGCCTTAACACCATACAGGGTATCGGCGGTGTACAGCGTAGCCAGATATTCCTGTTTGTATTGGGTTTGCGAACGGATACCAACTTGCTCAACCAGAACCATCGAGTCACGATGACCCATCAGGCAGATACGATCAGCACCGCTGTTACCAGCGCCGGTATCGGCGTTCGAGGTAACGAACACGGGCATACCGTACAGGTTGCCAATTTCACCGTTACGGATGGTGTTGTTCGCACCAGCCTCACCAACGAACGCTTGCTCAGTGTAACGAGCGAGGCCCATCAGCGTGTTACGGCTCGACGGCGGGATGATGAAGAAACGACCGTCCATCGGAACGTCATTGTCATCCAGACGCTGAATCGTGCGGCGAATAGCGGCATCAGTCAGAGCAGCGGCGTTCGAGGTCGTGCTGTTGTACGCGGTCGTACCATCCGAGCCGATGTACGCTTTGGTCGAGGTGTTCGACGTAGCATAGTCGTTCGTGCCAACGGTAGCGCCGTTGAAAGAACGGCCGAGACGGATCAGGTCAGTGTCAACTTGACGCGCCAGAGCGTAGCCAGCATCTTCCGTGTAGAACGAACGCAGCGAGGACAGGGCTTGTACTTCAACGATGTCTTCGATCAGGCGGCTGTATTCGTAGTGCTTGTCGATCAGGACTTGCACTTCCGATTCCGTGGCGGCAATCAGGGTAACAGCGGTCGAAGCAGCTTTAGCCGAGGCAGAACCACGGGTTGGCGAAGGAACGTGAACGGTGTCACCTTTCTTGCCTTTGTAGTTCATACGCTTGACCAGGTTGGCCGCAACAAGGTTTTTCTTGTAAGCGGCCACAATCTCATCACTCCAAATCTCCGGAATGAAGGTTGCTGCGGTGGTGGTGGTTACGGCAGGGGTAGGGAAAGCCATAGTTAATTCTCCTTAAATTATTTAACTCTGCCCTCTTGATATGCTTTCATGATCTCATCGCTGAGAGCTTCGTATCGTTGAGGGTCAGTCATTTTTAAACGGATCAGGTCGGCCCTACGATAGACTCTGCGTGAAGATTCCCCTGAACCACCAGTGTCAACAGTTGCGGCTTTAAGACTTTGCTTGCGGACTTCTTTACCATCATTTTCCACTTGCTTTGACTTAACAGAACGCAATGCTTTATAGGTGGAAAGCAATTCATTAGCACTGTCGTAATCAAACTCACCGTCTGCTTTAGCATAAAGACCAAGCCTAACAGGGCTTTCTTTCACCCAATTAACAAAGTCATTGTTTTGAACAATGTCAATGTAGTCAGGATGATCTTTGCTGAGTTTTTGTTGAATTTGCATCTTTTTGAACTCTAGCGTAGCCTGTTTTGCCGCCAAAACATCAGGGTGCCGATCTACAGTATTCTGAATGGCCTTTTTCGGGTCTTCAAAGAAATCTACTTCAGGCTCGTGTTGCGTGATGTTTTCTTGATTCTTATTGATATTTTGTTTAATGAGTTCATCAGCAAGTTTGCGGACTTCCCCGACTTCTTGAGCTTGTTTTCCAATGAGCTTTTCAGCTTCTTGGTGCATTTTAATAATGTCATCCAAAGATTTACCCTGGTATTTCTCAGGGATTTCATTGGAGCTTTGCTCGACGGTGTTTTCCAACTTAACTGGTTCTTTTTCACTAATCGTATCAATTTCAGTATCAACTAACATTTTTTATTACCTTTCCTGCCGCTATGGGTTGTAGGAGATTAACTCGCCAATAATTGGTTAAGAGTTAGCTTTCTGTTCCGCTTTTAACTTTTCACGATGAATCCGATCAAATCTGCCATGAGCAGAGGGAAAATGACCAGACCATCCTTCCAATTTAAAAGACGGAGCAGAGATTAGGCGCGAAGCTGTCGCGCCGCAGTCACACAGAACGCTATTCTGTTGATATTCAACGTAGCGATCTAATTTATGCCCGTTTTCACAGGCGAATTCATAAATACGTTTCATTTTTCGTTAAGTTCTTCGTAAGCTCTTTCACTTATTTGTTTAAGATTCTTCAACCAAGCAAGTATTGAAAGCTCACCCTTCTTAAACTGTAACTGAGACTCACTCTCAATAACTGATATATTGTTCAAAGCATATATCATATTGTCAATATCTTCAACAAGGTCTTTCCATCCTTCAGTTGCCATCATGGAAAACCTGTCTTCGTAATACTTTTGTAGTTCAGGAGTCATCTTCTTCTTTCTTCTCTAACGCAGTTTTTAACATTCCATAGAAGGCATCTCGACCAACCTGTAATTGATCTACGTTAAACCTGGCAGAAGCTAATTTACGATCTAAATCTGCTACATGATTCACCAACATCTGTTGTTCTTGAGTTAAATCTTCAAACTTATATTCAACACCATCAATCGTAATGGGGGTTTTTTCGTTTTTTCCCATATTGATACTCCTTTTAAAATTTAGCTACTTGCCCACGGTAGCGGAAGAATAACAACGGGCGGGTTAATTTGATTGTCAATCTGCGTCTGCACATTGGCTTCGGTAGCGTCTTTGTCCACACCGCTTGACCAGCACCAGCCCAAGACTTGATCCTGAGTCAGTTGGTCGTAGGAAGTGAACTCGCCTCCGGAGTACGAAAATCCACAGGCACCATGAACCGTACCGCTGTAGGTCTTATCACCATCTACTTGCTCACCATTGCAGCGCCAGAAAGCAGTAACAACAACATCCGTTTTTCCATCCTGTTGGGTGGCGCATTTCATTTCTTCGATGATCCAAGTGATTGTCATGTTATTTCCTTTATTTTATGAATGATGCCTATGACTGTCTTTCTCGATGCAAATAATTCCCCAAATAGCTAGGGATACCAAAATGCCAAGAATAATGAGCAGAGTAATCAGTATCATGTTTTACCAAGTAGCTATCGCCACTCGTTTCCAAGTGTTTGTTGCGACGCAAACATAAATATAACTACTATCCCAACAAATATCTCCAGCGTTACCAGTGGCAGAAGCTGAAGCAGGTGTCTTAGCGGTTCTAAGCCTAAATACATCAGAAGAAACGTCCAGCTTTGCTGTTGGCGAACTCGTCCCAATCCCTACATTACCGGCGAAGTAGTTGTCAGCAGTACCATTGGCGTAGAAGTTATATCGGCCGGTTCCGCTGGCAATATCGCTCCTGAATCCGTAGTTGTTGGTAGCGCCCGTAAGAGTAGAAGCTACATAAAAACCAGACTGATTTGTAATCGCCGCGCCGCCACTTAAAGCAGTTTGACCAGCGTAAAATCCGTAAACATTGGTAGTTGTGAACGCAGATGCAGCCAATCCGATCTGTGCTTGGTAGTAAACGGCAGATGCAGTTACATCAGATTGAACAAGGCCGTTAGTCAGTACGCCGACGCTATCCGCATTTCCAGTAATCGTTTTGCTGATGCGTAAGTTATATTGCGTGAGTGATGTAGAGCCAATCCCAACACTTCCGGCGAAGTAGTTGTCCGCAGTACCATTAGCGTAGAAGTTGTATCTATTAGAACCTGAAGCGATATTACTGTAGAAGCCGTAGTTGTTTGTTGCACCTGTGAGCGTGTTTTCTACATGAACGCCATACTGATTAGTTACGGTAGACCCTGCTCCGAAAGTCTGAGGGTTAATGTAAACGCCAATCAGATTGTTAAGAGTAAACGATGTAGCTTGAGTCGTAGGGCGAATTAGCAGGCCACGCCATCCGGCTGTAACACCAGACTGAATGCTGGTTTCTAAAGAAATACCATTAAAAGTGGTTGCGCCACTTCCGTTACCAGCGATCCGTAATTGACCTGCAGTAGAACCTGCGATAGCTCCAATACCTACGTTACCAGCAAAATAGTTTTCTGCTGTTCCGTTTGCATAAAAATTGTATCTGTTAGTTCCAGACGCAATGTTTCCATAAAAGCCGTAGTTGTTTGTGGCTCCAGTCAGAGTTGATCCAGCAAGAAATCCATACTGGTTAGTGACTGTTGACGTGCTTCCAATAGTGCTTTGAAATGCCTCAAAATGTCTAATGCTCGATAAAGTGAATGCCGAAGCTGCGGTTGCTGGAGCAGAAAAATATCCATAGTACGAGCCAGTAACATCAGATTGCACAGTCCCTTCAAGAGAGACACCATATGTAGTTGTCGCTCCGGTAGGGTTTTTTGCTATACGAAGACTGTAACCAGTCAGAGAAGTTGAACCAATCCCCACATTACCGGAGGAGTCGATACGCATGCGCTCAGTACCGCCCTCTGTAAAAGCAATAGTGTCAGCGGATGGGAAATAAATGCCGGTATTCGTGTCACCAGAAGTTGTAATCGCCGGTGCTGATACTGTTCCGGCGGAGAATGTTGCTACACCAGAAACAGAGAGCGTCGTAAAATTCCCATTAGCTCCACCTTCTACTCGCTGCCAAACGCTACCATTGAATATAGCCCAATCGCCAACATCCCAATTAGTAATACCGTTTAAGTTTGTAGATCCGGCGACAGAAACAATGTAAAAGTTACCACTGGTTCCAACACTTGAAGTTAAAGTAGGAGTATTTGTGCTTGCGTTCCACAATCCTTTATAAATTGTAGCTCCGCTTAAAGCATCAATTTGAGATTGAAGGCTTGTTAAAGTATCTAAAACAGATTGAGAAGTACCACCGCCATTTGTAATGACTTTAATTTGTTCTGCTAAAGCGGGGGCGACTACTTCACCAACATTGATCTCTTTTCCAGTAGAAAGAGAGATAATTAAACTTCCATCAAAATCAATATGCGCGTTTACAACAGAAACGCCATCTTCACCATTTTGACCGTTTAAGCCATTTTTACCGTCTTTTCCGTCACGACCAGGCTTACCGTCTTTTCCTTGTTTTCCATCTTTTCCGTCACGACCATCTCGACCGTTAATTCCATCTTTTCCGTCTTTAATGCTTAAAATACGTTTTTCTAAATTACCGCCGATAAAATCGTATTTTTCATAAATGTCTTGCTCAATCTTTTTGAGAGCTTGAACAATAAGCTGCACATTTTCTGCAACCTTTTTTCGTTGCATTTCGCGCACTTCGGAAACAGCGTTATTTACTGATCCAAATACATTGTCAGCCATATTTTCAATGGAATCGTTATCAAACAGTTTATTTATTTCCATTTAATGCTCCAGAAAGTTGCTGAACAAATTGATCTTCCATATCAATTACGCTGTCTTTTGCTTTTGACATTTGAAGCTCGACAATCTTAGACTTATTCTTAATGTCTGCTTCTTTTAACATTAACTCAGCGATCTTTACTCGTTTGTCGAATTCTTTAGAAGCTAGATCATCAGAGGTAGGAAGGTTTTTGGTAACAGCGGCCATAGTCTTAGCTTCAATCTCTTTAGGCATGAGTTGAGCTTCGATGGCAAGTTTAGTAGCTTCCGCACGATTCTGTTCTGCTTGAGTCGTATCGACAGCAATTTGAGCCTGTGCAGCTTGAAGTGCCAGTTGTTCTTTCGCTATCTGAAGTTGTTGCATCTCAGGGTTGGGCTGAGACATTTGTTCAAGAGTGGCAATTAACTCGTAGCGATTAGACAGACTAGAATTAGCCAGTATGCCTTTGAGAACAATAGGCAGAACAGGCGTATTGGGGCCAAGTGTTTGTAAAAGTCCAATGAGTTGTTGTTGTTCATATTCCCTAGCAATAATACCCAACGTAGCAGTTGGGATAAATTTAAAGTCTACAGACGGATACCGTTCAGGATCAAACTGCATATACCTGTAAACGGCTTTTTTGATAAACGGGATTAAGAAATCCTCTTGGAAGTTTACCAGAGTCCGTTTGTATTTTTTAATTATAGTCGCAACAGCAAGAGACATAGACTGACCATCCCTTGCGACTTGAGACACCATACCTTGAGAGTCTAAAGTACCTGTTGCTTGTAAAAGCATCCTCTCAAAGTCCTTAGCAGTAGCAATGTTATTACCGTCGGTGTTACCAAACTTGAACGGATACAAGATCTCACTAGGAGCGCCGTTAGTAAGAATTGCTTTACCAGGTTTTACTTCAAACTTCGCACCCCTCGGAAGACGAGTAGCGTCCATTGCAATCATGGGAGAAGTCGTTAAAGCCAGAGAATCCAAGTGACTGCGGATTTGCGCGTCAATGGCCTTCTGCATGTTGTAGGCTTTTTCAACAGTCCCACGACCTAATAGCCTGTTCGGTACGGTGTCATCCTGATAACAAAGGACAGGACGATCTTTCATCATGTACGGAGATTCTTCGGCTTTTAAAAGAATCCCGTCATTTGCGATAACAACAATCGCTTCTACTAAATTGTCGTATTCGTCTTGTACTGATTCTTCAGGGAATAACTCTACGACTTCTTCTTTTCCGCTTAAAAGCTCTTTAGGGACTAAACCGTAGTAAGTTAAGAGTTTTACCTTGTCATCACGATACTGCACTACTTCTTGAGTCGGTTCTAACCGATCGTCTTCAGCGGCGGTACCAATGTCTACCTTTTTATAAATACCGTCTTCTTGACCTTTTACTACTTTATGGATTGAGACATACTTTTCAATCGCAACACCTAAACAGTCTTCAATAGATGTACCATTAGGGTCAAAAAGGAAGTTTTTAGGATTTACTGGGACAATTCTTACGCCAATTCGGTCTTTTTCTACTACACCGATAGCGGCTTGTTGCTGGCCTGGGATCTGCTGTGTAGCAGGTTCAAAGGTTTTATCAGTGACTACGACAATCTCACCAATACCAGTCCCATAGATTTCAGCCATTAACTCGATCTGGTCGATAGCTTTTCTGATTTTGTCTAGTTTGAAGTCTTCATTGAGTTGATTTTTAATCATCTCAACGTCTAACGGGTTGCCGTTTACGTCTTTAATATCGTCTTCGATGTCAAAGAACTCGCCCTGACCGAAGATTGCCTCCATAATCTCCGCATGACGAGTCTCTACGGCTTGTTGGGCAGCGGGAGTCACAATACGACTCCTCTCTGAATCCCTCATTCGGTCTTCTACAGCCCATTCACCACGGAAAATACGTTCGTATTCATCCCAAAGCTCTAAG